TCCTGAAGCTATTGCTAGAGCAGTCGAGGATATTCTTAACCAGTCGAGCTATAGAGGTACCTCAGTGAACCGGGGCTCGGGAGTATATGCGATATGAGTACTTGGCTCCCTGAGTGGAGGATTACGGTAGGTACTACCGTTTACGATAACGTGCTAGCCGTTAATATGGCAACGGGTCGCGATGATATCGATCTACAGTGCAACGCAGGCTACGCACGTATGGAGATTATTAATCTCGATAACTCGCCTTTCGATATTGACGTAACCGATGCGCTTACCCTTGAGCTTAAGAATAGTGCCGGCGCTTATGTACCCGTTTTTGGCGGTGAAGTATCAGATTTTGGTATCTCGGTGAGATCGCCTGAGGAGATCGGGTTTATAACGATCGGTAATATATTGGCCGTAGGATCTCTAGCTAAACTTACTAAAGCACTATTCCCCGATGCCTTGGCCAAGGATGAGGACGGCAACCAGATTTACGACATATTAAACGAGCTGCTTATTAACTCGTGGTTTGAGGTGGCCCCGGCCCTACAGTGGTTTAACTATGACCCTACGACTACGTGGGCTAATGCTGAAAACGTAGGGCTAGGCGAGATCGATCAGCCCGGACTCTACGAGATGATTTCTCGATCAGCTGAGCCGGCAAGCAGCTATAACCTCTGCGCTCAGATAGCACAAAGCGCACAAGGGCAGATATACGAGGACAAGGCCGGCCGAGTTTGCTACGCCGATACCGACCACCGTACGCAGTACCTATCGACATATGGCTATACGACTATCTCGGCTAATTACGCTATCCCGTCTACGGTTAAAACGATCCTACAGATAGGCAAGATACGTAACTCTTTAGTATTTAATTACGGTAATAATTATGCTAGCCAAGCTACGGCCCTCGATGCTACCTCGATCGCTAATTATGGCCGGTATCAGCGCGAGGTTACGACTAACCTCCATAACCTAGCCGATGTCGAGGACCTAATGGATCGAGAACTAGGGCTGCGAGCGATCCCTCGAGAGCAGTTACAGAGCATCACCTTTAGGCTGGATAACTCCGAGCTACCCGATGCCGAGCGAGATAAACTTATAGATGCGTTTTTTGGCGAGCCTATGGTTATTAATAACCTACCTATTAGTATGTTTAACGGCTCGTTTAATGGCTTTGTAGAGGGGTTTGCTATCAGAGCTACTCCGGGTTATGTAGACTTAACCCTGACTCTAAGCCCTACAGATTTCTCACTGGTCGCGCCACAGTGGGACACAGTTAGCCCGGGATCCCTTGTATGGACCGGGGTAAATGCTACGCTTATCTGGCAAAATGCTTTTGGAGGTTTAACCTAATGGCAACTACTACGCCTAATTTTAGCTGGCCCGTACCTACCTCGACCGACCTTGTAAAAGACGGTGCTACCGCGATCGAGGCTCTCGGTGACTCTATAGATGCCTCACTCGTCGATCTTAAAGGCGGCACAAGTGGACAGGTATTAGCTAAAAACTCTAATACCGATATGGACTTTGTTTGGGTGACCGATGCTGCCGGTGATATTACCGGCGTTACTGCAGGTACTGGTATTTCAGGCGGCGGCACAAGCGGCACCGTAACTATTACTAACTCTATGGCTACTGCTATAGATGCGAAAGGTGATCTCGTTGCCGGTACTGGAGCCGATGCCTTTTCACGTTTAGCAGTAGGAGCAAATGGTACAGTGCTAACGGCTGACTCAGCGGAGGCAACCGGCCTCAAATGGGCAGCGGCAGCGAGTACATCATCCTCATATTCACTTTTGGGTAGCGCGGCTCTTACTGGATCGACGACTATTACAGTCTCTGGACTTTCAGGTTATAACTCTATGTTTATTACAGTAGATGGAATGTCTACAAATACTAACTACTCTTTTATTACTTTTAAGTTTAACTCGGCCTCGGCTAATCATTACGCATACGGAAATAAAATACAGTGGCAATCGGTTTACGGCGCTGGACTTGTGGCAAATATCAACCAAAGCAACGTAGGAGCTATCCAATATGGGCGTATGCCAAATAATACCGGATCAACAGGTAATGGCACTATACAAATTAGCGGTGCAAATACAAGTGCGGTAAAACCATTTTTATTTAATGCTGGATTTGAGCCAGGCGGTGGGTTTTACGATATGGAAACAGTAAACGGCGGTGGTTATTTTAACGCGGCCGCAGTTATTTCATCAATCAGCTTGGTCTCATCAAGCGGCAATTTTGATGCAGGAACAATCTCAGTCTATGGAAGCGTGGTCTAATATGTATCAGGAAAAGATTTTCGATATTACAACAGGTAAAGAAACTATCCGCCCTTACACAAGTGAAGAAGTGGCAGAAGTTGAGGCCGCTATCGAAGCAACAAGGCTTGAGCAAGAAAACAAAGCTAACGTCAAGTCTCAAAAAGATACAGAGCGCCAAGCAATTTTAGATAAACTTGGTATCACTGCCGACGAAGCGGCTTTACTACTTTCATAATGCTGAAAAGTTATAACGGATACCCGGCCTCTAAGGATCCGGACGAGATAAAAATAAAGTCCTACCCGGTAAAGGGTACGGATCGTAAGCTTAAGTGCGCCGAGAGTGTGGGCCCACTCTTGGCCGCTTTCGCTGCCGAGTTTCATACGCTGATCGAGCCGATCGATGAGGGTACATACGATGACTGGGGCTACGCCTTTAGGATGGTGCGCGGATCTACTGACCGTTTGAGCTGCCACTCATCCGGTACGGCGATCGATCTAAACGCTACAAAGCATCCACTCGGTAAGGCCGGTACGTTTCCGGCTGAGAAAATACCAATGCTACGAGCTCTAGCTAAAAAATACGGCCTTAAGTGGGGCGGCGACTTTAAGAGCAGACCCGACGATATGCACTTCGAGGTAGAAATCTCATCGGCCAAGGCTAAAGCCTTAATCGAGAGTTTAGGTTTATAGTTAGACAAATCTCTAAGGGCACTAGGGAGTAATCAAATGCAAGATCAGTTAATCGCTGCCGGTAAGTCTTACCTACGCTCAGCTGCAGCCTGCGTAGGAGCTTTGTATTTATCCGGTATTACAGATCCAAAAGTATTAGCTAATGCGTTTATCGCTGGGCTAATCGGACCGTTACTTAAAGCTATCCAACCGTCGGAGAAGCAGTTAGGCGTAGGCGCTAAGTAATGGAAAAGGCTCAGCTCATAGTCGGTATCGCCTTGGGGGGCTTTACTATTTTGGGGCTAGGGGCTGGGCTTATCCGACACTTTGTTAAGTATTATCTATCCGAACTCAAGCCCGACGGTAACGGCGGACATAACCTACGCGGCCGTATTGACCATATCGAGGCTAAGCAAGAGCGTATGGATGCCAAAATAGACAAGATTTACGAGATTTTATTAGAGACACGCCTAGCGCAATAGTTGCCTTATGTCGGATAGTGGGCTCATACTGATACCACACACGCCGAGAGGGCTACTCGGGTAGTAGCCTAATCGGCCTTAACAAAGGGCGATATATGAATAGTGCAGACTTTTTAATAGTCTTTGCAGTAACGGCAATTATGGCAGCGTTTATCAAAGCTGCTTACACACTCGGATACCGTGAGGGCCATAGCGAGGGTTATCTACGCGGTCGAGCTATAGCTCAAGCTCTCAAAGATAAAGGTTTGGTCCGATAATGGGATTTATGGATAACTACGAGGACGTAAATAGCCGGATCAAACGTTTTAGGACTGAGTTTCCATCCGGGCGATTAATCGCATACATCGAGGACATAAACCTAGAAAAGGGTACGATCCTTGTAAAAGCTGAGGCGTACCGTGAGTACGAGGATGCAGTACCAAGCGCCGTAGATTATGCGTTTGGCAACGTGGCGACACTGCCGCAAAATATGAAAAAATGGTTTATAGAGGACTGCATAACTAGCGCCTACGGTAGAGTTATCGGCCTTTTAACTCCAAGCGAACACGCTCGGCCTACCGTACAAGATATGCAAAAGGTAGAGGCCGCGCTCGCTGATCCGGATCCTTGGAGTACTAAAGCTAGTAACGAGGGTATACCGACTATGGCTACGGCTATAGCTGAGATCCAACAAGGGCTAGGCGGTGAGTTACCGGCTGAGCCTCCTCGATGCGTACACGGTACGAGAGTGTGGGCTGAGGGTACAAGCGCTAAGACCGGTAAAGAGTGGGCCGCTTGGCGATGCACTCAAAATAACAAAACTACGCAGTGCGACCCTCTATGGCAAGTACTCGGCAGTGACGGTAAATGGAAAACTCAACAATGACCGAGCAGGGCCTTTTTGATTACATAAAGGCCAGGTACTTAGAGGATCTCGAGAAGTCCGAGCACGTCTACGAGTACATCGATGCAACGAGTAACGGATATAGGCTTACGATAGAGCTTAAATGCCGGCATACTCATTACGACGAGCTCATACTCGAAAAGGATAAATACGAGTCTCTAGTTAATCGAGCTAACGATCTCGGCTTTACGCCGTTTTATATTAACTCAACGCCTAAAGGCATATACGCGTTTAACTTACGCATAATTAAAGTTACTTGGACTACTAAGCGCTTACCATCAAGCACCGTAGATAACGGGCCATCGATCGATAAAGAAGTAGCGCTACTACACATA